TGGCAATCATCGCTGAATTAATCTCATCACAATCCATATATTCAATAAACCCCTCTTCATCCAAATAACTATCTGGGTCATCTTGATTTTTAGATACTTCATTTGGAACTATGAAGTAATCAAAGTGTTTATCAGCAATATATTCTTTCCAGCTAATATTCTTTCTTTTCAATACTCTCTCAATACGCAATGCACGCTTATTTGTCCCTGGTTCAATATCAACAATATAGAGCGGTCTATACATTCGCCCCGCTTCTGTGCTAATGATAATACACGACTTCTGTATGTTCCATACAATGGAAGTCATCGGGTATATAATGCCGCTACGCTTATAATGTTTCAGAGTCAAATATAATTTATCGGGATTGGTATAATACCCGATGATATCGCCATTAACCATAATATATACATTATCTTCGCTTCCCATATTCTTCAAATAATCAATAGGGGATTTGTCGGGATTTGCCATATTATAGGTATCATCATAGACTATTACGCCAAGATTTACCAGAATCCTGCGGATATGAGTGCTATTCATCGCTATTGAGATATTCGTACTGAGCGCCATATTTTTAACAAGACCAACTGAGCTACCTTCTGGAGTTTCTGCAGGACATATCATACCAATCTGCGAATTATCTAATTTGCGTGGCTGAACGAGTTTACCATTCTTCTCCATTGCTGTATTAATGCGTCTCAAATGCGATAGAGTGCTTGCATAAGACATACGATTAAGAACTTGTGAAACGCCCTGCTTGATATTTTGAAATGTGCCAATGCTTTTAATTCCCCAGTTTCCTGTAGAGAGCGAATATCTAATCCACGAATCAAGTAGCGATTGCTTGAAAAACCTGTGAATGCTGATATCTGATATAATATTAGAGATAGGGATATTAGCATTCCCGCGCCACAAATTAAGCTCTTTCTCAATAGCAATCTTCAGCTCCTTTGTCATCTTTCCATAGCACTGGCGAAACAGATTACTCATCAAAACGCCAGGTGTATCAACGCGCTTATTAATATATGAATCGCGATTATCGTAAGTATCATATCCTAAATATATGCGGATCATTTTGCGAATGATATAGCCAACATACAGGGCTTTGCGCCGATAAGATTTGCCTACATGAGGGAGAAAATCATTTGTAAGATTATTATGAAGCTGCGCTTTGTTAGTTTCGTGATCGTTATTTTTATTTACACCAATCATAATCTTAATAAGCGTATTCTCAGCTTGCTCCTGTGTGTTAATATCACAGGCATCTTCACAGCACGCCATCAGTTCATTAATAATACGCTGATTTTTCTCGCTATCTGTATCATATACAATATGATTGATAATTTCGCGATCGCTAATAATCCCAAGAGCGCGAAATATTACGAAGATAGGGACTTCAGAGCGGATAAATGATGTATTAATGCGAATAATGCGACCCATATGATTTAACTTGCCGCTCATATTCAAGCAAGTAGTTTTGGGCGGAAGATAGGAGGAATCGCACATAGAGCGAATTTCTGCATATAAACCTTCAGCGTTATTGTTAGGATGGAAAACGAGCACTTTGTTTTCATTGATACGATCTTGAGAGATCAACACTTTTTCATTTCCATTTACAATAAAGTAGCCGCCAAAATCATATATGCATTCGTTCTTGTTCTCTTCGCAAATTCCTTGCATCTGGCTGAGAACGCAAAGTTTAGAACGAACCATAATTGGGATTTTTCCAATGTATACACCATTAACAGTCTTATCAAACTTCTCAGTCATCCCATTCTTGTTTGTGATTTCTGTGGAGATATGAACATTAACATAGATACCACTTGAATATGTCATATTATTCATACGAGCAATATATGGCGTCATAATATTTTGAGTTCCATCCTGAAGTTGATAATTTGGCTTTACAATACTGGGCTGAAGGATATTAATAGAAATATTATAGGTATTATCGGGCAATTCGGCTTTTTGATTTATGATCTTAACCTTTATAGGATTGAAACCGCCAATAATTTGTCCCAATGTATTGTCTATAAATTTGTTATAACTATCAATTTGATGCTTCACGAGCGGATTAGATGATTCAGGAGAACCACCCTTTTGGAAATAGATATCCAGAACATCCCAGCAATGATTAGAAAACATTATTAGTATTTGTATTTACTAAATAATTCTTAAATATCAATTTTTATTTTTATTTACTATATAAAAAAATGATATATTAATTTATTTTATAATAACTATACAAATCTTATAATATGTCTAATATGCCTAAAATTATTGCTATTTGTGGTGCTAAAAGAACTGGTAAAGATGTATTAGCAGAACATTTAGTTAAAAAATATAATTATAAAAGACTATCTTTTGCAGAGCCTTTAAAAGTTGCGATTAAAGGCTTATTTAACTTTGATGATGATCAGGTCGGTATTGGCAAGGACAATGGAAAAGATAAGAAAGATATTATTGATGAGCGATGGGGTATTACGCCAAGAGCAGCATTACAATTCTTTGGAACAGAAATGATGCAAGAAAAAATACAGGAATTATTACCTAATATTAAGAGGAATTTCTTTGCGAATACTTTGAAAAATCATATAGAAAACGCAGAAGAAGAGACAAGATTTGTTATTAGTGACCTTAGATTTATTCATGAATATGAAATGTTATTAAATATTTCAAATATTACCATTAAAGATATAATGATTGTTAGAGTTATAAGACCTTCTAAAGATCGTATTAAAGAGCAAGCGGCACATATATCAGAGTTAGAATATACAAACATACCTTATGACATTATTATGATTAATAATGGATCTATTGAAGATTATATTAACAGGTTTGAAAAGATTATTAGTATCTAAAGATATCAAAGATATCTAAAGATAATAAAAAATTGATTCACCTTGTACTTTGCTTACCCAATATAGATAGATGGCGGCATTGCAAACGGACGACGAAGAGACTAATGTTAAGGTAATCACAGATAAGGTATTGCAAACAGAAGACACCGGAAAAATATTTGAAATGGCAATATGCTTGGCATATGACATTCCGTATGATGGGAAATTTAAGTATAGTATGGAATTACCTAATAAACTAAAATTGCAACTTTCTAAACTTCTTGAATTATTCCCAATGTGTAGGCATACAGCAAAAAAAGGGTCAAGATATGATTATACGGTGCTTACCGATGAAAGCAAACATCTATCTGCAAAAACTACAAAAAAAGGTGTAGGAAAAGTAGCACCTCAAGTTATAGGACAATGTCAGCCAAAAAAATTATGTGAAATAATAGGTATTGAATATACGACAATAGCAGATCTAAAAGAATATATTCAAACCGATATTATAAAAATATTACCCTTTCTTGTAGAATACACTTTTGATTGCCCTAATATTTACTATAATAAAGAGCTGAACACTATTCGTTATATTACATTAACCACGCCTATTGATTGGACTAAATATTCTTTCAAATGGACTTGTAATTGGGTGGATTGGAAAAATTCATCAACACTTAAAATTATAATTGAAGAAAAGGAAATAGCATTGCTGGAATTTCAATTTCATACAAAAAGCAGAACAAATATGGCAATTCGCTGGTGCTATGAACATTTCTTACACAGCTTTGCCGAACATTTAACTATTATTGACATTTAATTCTTATTTAGACAGAAAAGGTATTCTTTTATTTCAACATCTTTATTATATTCAAATGATTTGAACCGTTTGTAATTTCTTTCAATAACTGAAGCATCTCCATAATTTTTCATAATATCTAACATTTTTTCTTTTGAAACTATACTTTCGCTATTATACGAGAGGAATATCCATTTTGTTTTTAATTCGCGAAATAATAAATCAAAAGCTTTTTCAACAACACCTCCTTTTTTACAAAACGGTGATATGAAACAATCTACAGGGATACCTGTTTTACCTTTTAAAGGCATCTCTGTTAATAATATTTCAGGAGTTTTAGCAATAATATTCAAAGGAAAATAATTTTTAGAATATTGCCTAACATTATATGGTGGATCTAAATAAACCATATCTGTTTCAAATGATCTAACAAAATCAATATTTAGAACATCAAAGTTGTAAGTATTAGAGCCAGCGACTACTTGAGAGGTATTATTATGAATAGGCATTAATGTTAGATTTTTAATTGCCTTTGTTTTGAAATTTTTCAAAAAACATCCATATACTGCCGGCACATTACTAACAGCATCAGCGCTTAGAAGTATAGAAGCAAGGATAAATTGATATTCGTCAAAGGATAGACGATGCTTTATTAATTCCAGGTTATGACGAAGATAATCAATTCGCTTAGCATTTTCAATAGTGAAAAATTTACGCTCACAGGAATCGTAAGGACTATAATGCGTTGTTATAAATCCTATTGTGCTTAAATGCTTATTATCTTCAATATCTTTTTGAAATTCTTCTATAATTTTTTTACAGGTTTCTGTATATATAGAGAGTGTGAATGCGTGAGTTATTATAGAGCTGTATAGCTCAGCGTCATTTGAAATGACTTGTGCCAGATGTTTCCTAAAATAGTAGGAAACTATACCTGTTCCAGAAAACATATCTCCAATCCTTTTATTTGCAAAAGAATCCCACCCTGTTTTCTCTTTCATATTACTTGCAATCCAGTCAAGTAATTGAAATTTTGAGCCAATATAATTTAGACGATATATTTTTTCAGGTAATACAGTGATGGATGTTTGTTTGTTATCAATATCATTTGAGGATTCGCTCGCAGTATTCTTACATTTTTCAAAATTATTAATATTAAGATGATCAATATATGACTGCTTTTTTGTAAATTCTTCTTTGCAGTTATCACATATATATTTAACCATATTTACTAATATATATTATATAAATTAGTGTATATATCATTTTTTATTTATGATTTTATTTTTGAATATTCCTTAATACACTTTTCAACTGATTTTTTAATATCAGGAATATCTGGGTATAATGAGTATAGCTTATCTGTTGACAATTGTATATTTGAGCGTTTTGATAATAATATTGCATTCTGTTCGGTTATGCTAAAGTTTTCCCAAGTAAATGTTGGATCTATATTTTCCTTGTACATCTCTAAAATCTCATTGTGTGTAATAAGCCCTTTATTAACTAAATTAAAAGTTCCCGTAGTATTTTTAATAATCATATCCATAATTACTGGAAATATATCCTCTAATACAGTCATAGAGTTAGGCATAGAGCATATTTTATTATATTTGAAAATTTTACTTAGAAAGTTTCTATTATGCTCAAAATTAACAATTGGCATACGAATGCGCAGGTTAAGCGTATTTTTGGAATACATATGCTGAAGTCTGTCAGTAAATCCTTTGACAATAGAATAGGATGATCCAAAAAAGTTTGGGAGTTCATCGTCATCAATCCAGGTTTTTGTAGGATCGTCGCTACTAAATATACACCCTGTTCCTAAATATGTGTAGTGAATATTGTATCTTTCGCATAGAATTGAAAGTATTACTGGCGAATACAAATTATCCCTAATATTATCATTAAGTTTACCAGGTAATTCCAGGTAATCAATGGTATTATATTCAGCACCATGTGTTCTTCCAATAAATGAAATGATATGCGTAGGTGAATATAATTTTATTTCTGCTTCAACAGCTTTTTCATCATCTGCGCGCACATCAGTGCCAATATAAGTAATACCATTATCATTTAGATATTGTCCAAATTGTTTCCCAATCCATCCTTTACTACCAAAGAAAAGAATCTTCATATTTATGTTGATATATTATGTTAATATGTTTTTATATATGTTAGTAGATATAGTAAGTATAACAATTTTTTAAATGAGACTATTAGTTGTTAATATGTATAAAGACATAGTAGTATTTAAGAAATTTAAAAAACTAATATTATATGGACTTCAAGGCAAGAAAGTAATATTAAAAAATTGGGATGACACAAAAGGTATTGAGAATACTTTGAGAAATAAGAAAATACAAGGTATTATATTATCAGGCTCTGATTATTTTGTTAAGAAAAAAGACAGGGCAATAATAGCCCCGTGTATTATAAATTCTAATATTCCAATATTAGCAATATGTTATGCTTTTCAGTATTTTATTTATCAATGTAAAAAAAGCTATATTAAATCTTTTACAAATGGTTATAGGAAATATTCTTTGAGTTTTAGCGTCCCTAAGCCATTTCATATTCCTAAAAGTGAGTATTATTTAATTCATACAGATTATATAGTGAAAACTCCAAAGACCTTCAAAGTTATTAAGAAAATAAAAAAAAAAATAATGATTGCATACAATCGCCAGAAAAACATACTTGGAGTTCAGTTTCACCCAGAAAAAAATATAGACACAAGCAGAGCTTTTTTTAATATGTGGATAAATAAATGCATTCTACAGTAAGGAAAATAAAAGCTTTTCATCAGGCGCGCGTATTTATAAACAATTAAAAATTATTAATATTATATAAACAATTGATATCCAATTAAATATATAATATGACAACATTAAATCTTAATAATATAAATGATGATTTGATTGAATTAAATAGAGATACCTTCAACAATAAGCAAATGAGCTTTAATATACCAAATAAGCAGAACAGAGTTAATCAAAATAACTTTATGAGCGAAGATGTCTTATTTAATAAGAATAAGATAAGCAATGATGTAATCTCTATGTCATCGCGGTCTTCGTCGCGTTCTTCTTCGCGCGCCAGCTCTGTTAATGGAGATTATGATAAAAGCGATTATATGAAAAATAGGAACAACATTTATAAAAATAAGACTCTATCTAAAAAATCTAAATATGATGAAGAAAGTGATGGCAGTAGCATAATAAGTAGTTCAAGTAATAAAAAGTCAGGTAGTGGGAGTCGCGACAATGGAGGTGGTGGCGGCTCTAATATAGCAAATAAATACAAAAAACAAGATAAATATAATGACGATGATGAAGATGACGATGATGACGATGAAGACGAAGAAGACGACGATGACGACGATGGAGAAGATGACGGAGAAGAATATGACGAGGAAGAAGAAGGCGGAGATGGAGAATATAGTAGAGGAGGGTCAAAGAATAGACATTTATCTGCGAAGGATATCATTTTAAACGAACTGAATGAGAAAAGGGAAATAATTTATCAATTAGACAGGTTAGAATCAAAGGGGTTCAAGATCCCATTTAAGTTTAATATGAACTCTGACTTGGAAGAAATGCGAACAGAATATAATCGCTTAGTTCGCGAGAAGGAACTTGATGGGAGTGTAAGATTTCAGCAAAAAATGTTAATGGCATTTATTTCGGGCACAGAGTATATGAATAGCAGATATGACCCATTTGCAATAAAATTAGATGGGTGGTCTGAACAGGTTAATGAGAATATTAATGATTATGATGATATATTTGAAGAATTACATTATAAATACAAGGCGACTGGTAAAAAGATGGCGCCGGAACTAAGATTGTTTATAGGATTATCTGGTAGCGCATTTATGTTCCATCTTACAAGCAGAATGTTCAAAGAGCAGCCTATGCCAAATGTAGAAAATGTATTAAAATCAGATCCTGAATTAATGAAACAATTCCAGCAAGCTGCTGCAAAGCAATATATGATGGGTAATAATACTTCGCCATACCAGCAAGGAGCTAACGCTCCTCAAGCGGCGCAAAATATACCATTAAATAATTACAATAATAGCGGGAGCGATAGCAGCGGCGGGTTATTTAATATGGTAAGCAGCCTGTTCAGTTCATTAAATTCACCTGTTTCAAATATGACAATGCCATCAATGTCTCCGCAATCCAATAATATTAGACAATCTCCTAATATAACTGAGCTTAGACATAAGCCTGCAGCTGACATTGAAAATATTATAAATAATGTTCATAATAATATATCAATTGATCATAATGATAATAACATTGAAACGCTTTCTGTTAGTGATGAAGAAATAACCTCTATTATTGAAGATACTGCTGATATTAAGATATTACGAGGAGTAGGGAGACCACGAAAAAACACGAGGACATTAAATATATAAACATATGTTAGCTATTAATAATTATATATATGTTTGCATATTTTACAAAAATAAATAACAAAGAAATCTTGTATTTTAATGAAGATGATAGTAATGATGATGAATATTTATTTAATACACAAACAATTGCAAATTGGGCAAATGAATACAATGTCAAGATACGGCCACAAGACGAAATAGTAGTTAGAGAAGATATTCCGCCACTATTCTCTTATAGCTAAAAATTTATATGTTTTTCTTTTCTTGCTTTTGCTGCTTTTCTTTGTAGCAGTTTTTTTAGGTTTTCTTTTCTTACCTCCTCCAGATGTATCGCTTAATAATGTTAAAATTTCTGTTGGTATTTCATTAGTTATTTTATCATTTATCTTGAATTTTATTTTTTTATTATCTATAATATGCGAGCTAATAATAATTAAAAAATCTAAATACAACTGTTTAATATCTAAAATTTTTGCATAGTATGTTTTTTTAAAATTGTTAAGAGCTTTTTTAACATTATCATTACAACCAAAAAAACATAGTATTATAATAGCTTTAATACGCGATGATATTATATTTAATAAATCCTTGAAAGTAGAATAATTTATATCTATTCCTAATCCTATAATTGACAAAGTATATTTTACAGGTATGTCATTACTTTTACTAAATTTAAGCATATACTTTCCTTTATCATCTACCAAATAGGTTGCCAATACTTCTATAACTTTGTTAACCTTTTCAAATAAAATATCTTGTTTTTCTTCTTCAGTTAGGGATTTTTTAGCAATTATTACTGTTTCGGGTACAAGTACATTTTCTTTTTTAAGTTCCTTCAGTTCCTTTTTCTCTTCGGGCTTTTGACCAAATAATGCTCTTGTATGTTCAGTATATTCTAATGCTTTATTTAGATTTATTACAAGTTCTTTAATTTTGTCATCTATTTTATATGAATAGTCAGTATTTTTGTCTGTGCTTGATATATTAGAATTTTTATTCTCAATTTTTTCTACATCTGCTAAAACTTTTTCTTCTAATTTATCTAAATTTTTGCTTACTGCATCTTCTACTGCAGATACTAATTCTGATTTATTTTTTTTACCTACAATAGATGTTTTAACACTTTTTATTGCTTGTTTAATTCTTTCTTTTATTGATTTTTTTTCAGTATTTACTACTTTTGCAAATATAGTTTTTGTACGGGTTTGTAGTTTTGCTTCTTCAGCATATGATCTTGCTCTCAAGGTTCTATCCTTTTTAACTGTTGCAGGTCGCAATGAATTCATTATCTATAATAATATGTAGAAAATTTTACCAAATTACAAAAATTAGTAATAAGATATTTTCTTCTTCAATAGCCCATTTTTCTCCTAATTTTATAGGATACTTCTTGTATGGATTTTTTTTGTTTTATCATTTTTAGCATAGGACTGTCCATAATAGTTTTGATTAAAGATACAAAATTACATATCAGTTTTTAATTTATATAAAAAATGATGCTTTATAGTAAAATAATGTTATGATGTCAAAATTTATAAAGATAATACTTTCAATATTAAAGGAAGCATTACAACCTAAAGACAGAGATGAGATTATTTTTCGTAATAGATTTGATAAAAAAATGCAGAAACTATTTACAACATTACCAAAACCCACTCCTATTTGTAATAAAAATATAAAAATATATAAAAATATATAACATAGAGAAATTACTGTACATTGCCTAATGGCTTGCTTTGTGTCTTTTAAACACTATAAATTTTTGAGTTCTTATTATGAACTTTTTCCCATTTATTACCCGTCCATCCTTCAATCATAACATCCTTATAATCGCCAATAAGTTCGCTGCAAGCATACATAAGAAACTCCCTCATATCAATGTGATTAAGGTTGGTAGTGTATGAAATCTCCTTATCTATACAATACGCTTTAATAAACTTTAAGAAATGCTCCCTTCTCAAATTCTTAATTAACTTATATACCACTGTTTCATTAGGAAGCTCGGTTTTATCAACCATAATTCGGTTTGAGATATTAAATCCTAAATTATAAATGTCATCATAATTATCAAGGTCAATTTTACATATTCCCTGATACTTTTCCAAGTTTGAAAGATAATTACATAGGATACGCATAGAATAGTAATAGATATCGCAATCTCCGTATATCTTGTCGCGGACATCACCGCGATTGTTGTAGCTGTAAGGGAAAGTAAACATCTCCTTTGTGTTGTTTTGTTGGCTTTGTATTTTCTTGGCTTGTTGGTTGGCTTTAGTAATTTGATAGATCACATTTAATCAATTTTTATATTATGATATCTTTAATAGGGCAAATTTATTATAAAAATTGATGTATGAAGATGTACATTTCATATCTACATAAATATGAATATTCTTAAAGCAGTATCTAATTTATTTTCGTATTCTTCAAATGATATTGAAGATATACATATACACTCAGATAATCACAAAGAATATAAGGATAACAGTATTTTCAATGGATTGCAAGAAAGTATAACAGCAGAGTTTGAAAATAATATTGAAAACTTTAAAACTACCAGCGATATTGATAAATTTAAAAAGAGTATTCAAAAAAAATATAAATATACTTTGTCAAATGCTGAGTTTATCAAGATATATAAATATCTTAATTTAGAAAATCAGCAATTGCGCAATCTTATAACTAAAAAGAAATGTAAGTCAAACTCTGGAGTTCTCGTAATAACTGTGTTAACATCTGCACATCCTCAGTATATTGATGAAGACGGCGAAGTTAAAACTGCGCGTTTCTCTTGTAAGCACGACTGTGCATATTGCCCTAATGAACCAGCTCACGAAGGAAATAATTGGGTAGCGCAACCAAGAAGTTATCTATACTCAGAGCCTGCAGTATTGCGTGCAAATGCTAACGATTTTGATCCTATAAAGCAAATGAATTCGCGTTTATCAACACTTATTAGAATGGGGCATATACCTGATAAATTAGAGATCATTGTGTTAGGAGGGACTTGGAGCGAATATCCGCGTAATTACCAAGACCGCTTTATAACTGAGCTATATTACTCTGCAAATATTTATTTTGATAGCGACCCAAAGCGCCCTAAGAAAACTTTAGAAGAAGAAATAGAAATAAATGAAACTGCTAAAATCCATATTATTGGGCTAACTTTGGAAACACGGCCGGATACTATAACAATTGATGAAATCGCCAACTTTCGCAGATATAATTGTACGCGAATACAATTAGGTGTTCAGCATACGCATAATGCAGTTTTGAAAAAAATAAATAGAGGACATACGATAGAATGCGCATATGATGCAATAAAACTTTTGAAAAATAATTGCTATAAAGTTGACATTCATATTATGCCAAATCTCCCTGGTGCATCTTTTGATATTGATAAGGCAATGCTTGATGAAGTCTTATATGACGAGAGAATACAAGTAGATCAATATAAAATATACCCAACAGCCATAGTACCTTTTACAAAAATAAAGAAATGGTTTGACGAAGGCTCATATATCCCTTACGATGACTTGTTATTATATGAGCTTATCAAGGATTTCAAAAAGAAGGTTCAAAAATATAAGCGGCTTAATCGCATAATTCGCGATATTCCCGGGCATTACATAGAAGGCGGCTATTCTACTAAGTTTGTAAATATGAGGCAACTGCTACAAGATGATATGCGACTAAATAATTGGGGATGCAAATGTATAAGATGTCGTGAAATCAAAGGAAACAGTGTATCATTCTGTAATATTAAATTGAATATTGAAAAGTATAGGGCATCAGGAGGCGATGAATATCATATAAGTTTTGATAGTGATTGCGATAAAAATTATTTAATAGGGTTTTTGCGGCTTCGCTTAAATAACGATAGTAATTCACAGCTATTACCAAGTATTAAAGGGTGTGCACTAATTAGAGAATTACATGTATATTCCAATTTAAGTAATGTAGGGGATAATATAGAGGGTTCTCTGCAACATAAGGGATTCGGTAGGCAACTTGTAGCAAAGGCAGAAGAATTGGCAATTGCAAATGGTTATAAAAGGATTGCTATAATTAGCGGCACAGGTGTTAGAGAATACTATAAAAAACTTGGATATAATTTGATAGACACTTATATGATAAAAAATATATGATTAAATATGAATGAATATGATTAAATATAATTATCTATACATATTTGTATGAATTGCCATAGAATTATGATTAAATGCGCGATCTGTATTACAATATAGATTATTGCAATGGATAAAATCAATGCAATTATTATATAATATATATGCTATAGCGAGGTCTTCGGTTGTATATGGATATGATTTTGTTTTTTCGTCATAATGCAATATATCATAATTAACATTATTCATATGATTTATTAATATTTTGCAAGATTTATTAGAAAGATATAAGACAGGTCCGTGTATAAATACAGGGATGCTCGGGTGCATCGTATATTTAGATATATCAATGTCTTTAAGATTATGCAAGGGATTATCAAAATCTTCTGGATGGTCTTTGTAATAATATACAAAATGTAGAGACGCCGATGATTTATTTTCATATTTTTCTAAATCGTGTTCAAACATACTTTTACCTGTAGAACAATTACCTAAAAAATCTATATCACCAATATTATTCTTAATTTTATATTGTTTAGGAGAATCCAAAAAAGACTGCAGCAAGTCTTCATTAAATACTAAGTCATCTCCGCAACGCAATACACCCCCTTTAATATCATAAATTTCATAAAGATATTTTAATGCAAGCACTAATTTTTTTAATAAATGAAAATACGAGTCTTCACATTTAATAGTCAATAAGTTCCCTTCAAGTTTATAATCGCTATCTAAAAACAGATCTCCAATTACATAGATTACTTTCCAGTTTTTGTAATTATCTTTAGGAAGTTTGAATTTTTTAAGTCGCGTATCCTGATATTTATGGCAAGTTAATATAAGAATAACTCCATCAATTTCAATCTTCATATATTTTATATGTATTAATTATATTATTTAGAAACCCTCTTATATCCTTTTATTTTTTCTATTTGTTCATATTCGTATGAATAGCAAGGACATCATTATTATAGTAGGGATAATCGTGATACATATTAATCCAATGTATGAAACTTATTTTATTATAATACAATATATATGATACGGCACAATCTTCAATAGTATATGGATATGAATCGGTGTATTTGTCGTAATGGAATATATCATATTTAATATTATTCAAATGATTAATCAATATTTTACAAGATTTATTAGATATGTAATACATAATACCACAGGGCCCGACAGGAATATGAGGACGCTTAGTATATTTAGAAATATCAACGCCTTTAAGATTATGCAAAGGATTATCAAAGTCCTCTGGGTGATCTATATAGTAATTAACCATAAATTTATCGTTTGTTGTTGATTTAATATCGGCATCAGATATTTCGTGCGAAAGCAAGCTTTTACCAGAAGGTGATCTGCCTAAGAAATCAATATCCTCAGTATAATTCTCGCAATTCTTGATATATTGTCTTTTCTTTGGAGCTTCCAAGAAAGATTCAAGCAAGTCTTCATTAAATATTAAGTCATCCCCGCAGCGCAAAATGCCTTCCTTAATATCATAAATTTCATAAAGATATTTTAAGCTCATCACTAATTTTTTTAATAAATGAATATAGGAGTCTTCGCATTTAATAGTCATAAAGTTGCCTTCAAGTTTATAGTCGTTATCTAAAAACAGATCGCCAATTACATAGATTACTTTCCAGTTTTTGTAATTATCTTTAGGAAGTCTGAAGTGTTTAAGGCGAGTATTTAAATGTTTATGGCAACTTAATATAAGGATAATTCCATCAACTTCAATCATATTAATGTATATTAATTGTATCTTGTATTTAAATACTTTGTTTTTTTCTTTACAGGCTTATTTGCCTTCTCAAGAGGCTTTTGATTATGAACTAATAATTCCTTTAGACCTCCAATAAACTTGCCATTTTTGAATATCATTGGAAAATGAAAATATGGTATTATAGTATATTGTTTAATAAAATTATAGAATTTATCTCTTTCTCTACAAGTCATAATAAACTTATCACAATTTATAGTAGTGCACTTCTGCGCTTTTAGCTTATTAATATTATCCTTTGCCATAACACAATATTTGCAGTTTGATATGCTATATATTGTATAGTCAGCATTTTCTGGTTTTTTATATGTATCCATTGCAAATATTATCTACTTATACTAATAGATAATAACCGCAAAGTATGAAATCAGCAAAGGTTAAAAAAGATGCATTAGGAATAAAAAATACAGCATCTAAATCAGCAAGATCTGCAAGATCAGCAAAATCGGCTGCGAGTAAATCACCTGAAAACGATGACGGGTTTGACCTATCTACTGAGCCATCAAAAGAAATGTTGGATCGTTTAGATGCTATTAAAGAGGAAGAAGCACAAAATCCAATAGGAGATGATGAATGGAATGAGTTTTTTTATGTATATTTAAAATATATAGAAGAAAACATAGGGGTTTGTTTAAAGGCGCTTCCTACTGGTGCACCTTTAAAAGTTTTATTAAGCAAATCACAAACACTCGCATTTTTAAAAGGCGGGTATGATAATGAGTTAAACAAAGATGAAAAATTAGATGAAAATATTGGATATTATAATTTATTATTTAGTGATTTTAAAGATGGTACTACGAATAAATTAAATGGCTGCGTTAACATTAATTTATTATTAAAGTATGTAGGCTATGCAGTATTAAAACTTGCAGAAAATCATAAGAAAAACTCTGATAATGAATTAATAGAGTTTTATAGAAAAATTGCAATTATTTTAGAATTAGCAGTATATCCTGAAATATTTTTATTTTATTTTGAATTTCTTAAAAAAACTACGCCTATACCCTACTGGTATAAAGGTATATGGATAAGAAAACAAGAATATTTAGGAGTAATACCAAAAGGGGAAAAAAGAAATTATGATAAAAAGTTTGACACAGGACTAACAAGATTTGTAAGAAATTACATTCGTAGAGCAATTGTATATACGAGAATACAGGATGTGAGAAAGAACCAACAAGCATACCCATTTGCTTATGAAAACCCTTATAATTTGAGTCCAGACCCGATAATTGCATTACAAAATCCACCACTGCCATTAAATGGTGTATATATATACAAAGATCCAGATGATGATTATCATATAAGTAGTGATGATTGGAAATATATCCCCGACTTTTTATTACCTAATAATGACTTACATACGCAAGTAAAAGAGTATAAAAAACCAAGCGAATGGAATAAACCACCACCCGACTGGTGGATAGAGCGAACTAAAACGCTATTGGGATTTTGTTGGTGGACTAAGAGAGTAAATATTGATAATAAAAGAAAAGAATTAGAAGGAACTAAAAAACTTGCAAAATGGAAACAATTAAATGGTATATTACCTGGTAATTACAATGGTATTGCTATTGCTTGGGATGGTAATTACGAAGAGTATGATAATAAAGGCTTTGTTGCTGCTGTTGCCGCCGATGATGCAGAAGCAGATGCTATTGCAGCTAAGGTGTCTATACCTACAGGAGGCAATAGATCTAAAAGTAAAAGCAAAGCTAATGCCAAAGCTGAAACTGCAAATAAAGATTTACAATTAAAAAAAACACCCAAAATACCTAAAACACCCAAAACACCTAAAACACCCAACACACCTAAAACACCTACAAAATCTTCAAGAAAACCGAGATTGTCTACTGCAGCACGCGCTTTTACTGTGTAATATTATAATAAACCTTTACTTCTTAGTTTTTTTCCATTCCACACCAATTTTTTTCATAATTTCTGGCGCACTATCATTAGGGAATTTCTTGTGAAGCTCCTTGTACATCTTCTTTACAAATTTATTATAGGGGGTTAGCTTGCGTTTCTTAGCACCTCCAACACTTGCTGCAGAACATCTTTCAGCCATATTGTATATCTTTCTAATATAATATGATATAAAAAATAAATTTAATGTATATTATTTACAAAATTAATATTTTAATTTTGAGGGTGAGAAATAGATATATCCCTAACATCCTCATAATACAATTTATTATATGCTCCTTTACTTACCGATTCTGTATTATTCGTCCTTATATAAGCGACAGCTTGCAAACAGGCATCGCATAAGTCGTCTTTTTTCTTGTTATTGCCAAAAATATCGCATAAGCTATCATCATCTTTAATGTAGTTCTTGCATATCTCTATACTGGTTTGCTTGTTCATTTTATATTTATCACTACGAAACCCTTTAGAGTTTTTAATTTTTTTTGTTTCATCCATTTTGATTTGTATTTCGGGTTTATAGTCATGCGTTTTGGTCTTAAGAGATGCATTCACAAGAACAACATTATCTATCATTTTATCCCAGTATTTTAAAAGACTGAAATAGCAGTATATAATATATTGGATAGTTTTCATTATTCCATTTAGGTTAGATGGCTGGTTCTCAATAAGCACATAGTCAATGCTGTCAATCCCTTTCCCTTTTAAATAACCAATTATATTATCAAGCTCTATATATATTCTCTCAGCTATATCATCAATTCCTTTTATATCCTTCTTTTTATCTGCCAAAGCAATTATCCTCCAATCTATTATATGTATCTCTTCAGCAGTCTGTTTTAAAATACACAATGCAAGATTTTTAATACCAATGTCAAAACTTATATATATCATTTTAACAGATATATATATTAGAAAACATATATTTATATATTGATTCATTCTTCATTAAAGACTTTTATGCAGCATATTGATATTTTTCTTATTAAATGTAGTGATATTGTGGTGTTTAATCAAAGTCGCAAGATTTAGCCAAAATGTATCGTTAGTATATTTATTATTATACTTATTTATCTTTCTATATTTTCTATATAACCATCTATGTAATTTCTCTAATATTACAGTATTTGAAGGGTTATTCTTAATATACATTTTTTTATTTGAGATTAATTTTGAAACAAAATGCTTAAGCTCAGATATTTTAGCATATTCGTGAGGAATGTTCTCCCATAAATTATGAAACTTTAGATAATCATATGTAGGGCAAATTAGCAGATTATCAGTGTAATCTACAAATGTAGGGTTATTATCTATAATTATTATATTATTAGCTATAGAATGTGTCTTTGGCATTTTTATTGATTTTAATAACTGAGGCATTATTTTATTTACAGACTTTCTGATATTACCCGATGTATCTTTTAAGCAGTTATCTCTTGTGAATATAGGTCGGTTGAACTTAATATTATTTTGCTTTTCTATAATTAATATCTCCTTATTTGCCCAGGTTTTCTCTGAAGCTGTATAAATAAAGAAAAAACTGTTAGGAAACTTCTTTTTCATCTCTGTCATAAATGTAGTGAAGTGAGGTCTTAACAATTTAGATTGCATATCATAGCAGTTATCAAGCATCTTATCGCATAATGATTTGTATTTTACAAGATTTCCCAATTGGATATTATTATTTTTTAATATTATGTTCTTTTTAATAATTTCTTGTATATTATAAATATCGCACTGATAACTACAATCACCTATTATAGTTCCATCTAAATCTAATAGGAATATATATGGTTCATCATTATTATTCATTATAATACTATAATAATAATATATATAATTATATAATTATATCTATAATATTAGAATGGATCTTTTGTTAAAAAAAGCGCTTGAATTTGCTGAAACGAAGAGAACAAATAATAATTCCAATAAAAATAAAGTTGAACCGACGCATCTACATAATCGGCTAAAGCAGACAAAGCATCTATATCAAAATATACCGCTTTATCAATATCCTATTCACAGAAATAACCAAAGAGTTGCATTTGAAGTACAGCATCAACCTGCAATGCTTCATCCTCGTCCTGAAACCGCAAATAGAAGAGCATATACACAATATCCGCGGCATTCGCTGCATCCGCGGCATAAAATCCAAACAGTTGATGAACTATGTATTAGAGAAGGATATGTAAGACCTGGTATAAGACCTAAAACAACAGTAAATATTGCTCCAGTTGCACCAGTATTACTTAGAAGGGCTAACACTGCAAAAATAAATTCTTCACGAGCTTCGCAAGTACCACGAGCTTCGCAAGTACCACGAGTTCTAAAAACAAAACCTACATCAAGACAGTTATCCCATAAGCAATCACCAAAAAAATCAGGGATGTAATAACTAACTAAATAATTCACTGTTTTCTTGCATCCCTTGCATCTCCCCCAGTCTTACTTTATTTTTATTATATAATAGCTCTTTTCGCTTATCAATATACTCTGCCATACTGCTGAATCCTATTAATATCATCTCATTCACTTGCTCTACTGACAATTCTATACATACGCCTTTCCTATTCACTACTACATTCATAGAATGCTGCAATATAATATTTTTAGGCATAAAATAATATTCTCTATCTTCTTCTTTCAGCTCCTTTATTGTTACTTGATTAACTCGTAATATTTCAAACATTCTACATATTTGTCTTAAAATGAAAAAAATATTTATCTGTGTCTTAGGAGGCTCATATTTCTCTCGCTCTTTGTATAAAACCATACCAATAATATTCTCTTGGGATATATGTGAAAATATTTTCACAGGAAAGTTATTTGTAAATGCTCCATCATAATAATATTCGCCATCAATCACAACCGGGTTAAATATTAAAGGTATAGCCATTGAAGCTTCGCAAGCAGTAAATATTGATATATCTGGAGTATCCTCAATAGAAAAAATACGATTCTCGCATCTATTAATATTCGTAGTAGAAAAATATAAGTTAATCCCAAACCTTTTAGAAGCCTCCATAAATGTTATGTCTTTCATATCGGGATATTTGATGCGCAATAATTTTCTTAAGTGCTCCATAAAATGTGATATAGAGCATAAACCCA